TTACTTCACATACACATAGGCTTCACTTGCTGTTACATAGTATGTTTTTCCTTTACTATTGTGTACTTTATATTGCGGTGAACCATTTACATTTACTTTTGCGTCAATTGTAAAACCTAAACCTGCATCCACAGAACCAGCAACATCCTTATCCTGCCAAGATGGAGCATCATAGAATCGTAGGTTATTAACTTTAGAAACAACGCGTTTACCTACAATAGAGGAATCCACTGTGCTTTTCTTACTAAACTTCACATAAGATGGATCATTTTTAATCCATTGCTCACCGCCAAGGTTTAACCAACCATCTTTTTCGCCCCATACAATATAAGATTCTGGTTTGTTTAACTGACGAATCTTAGAATAGCTTGTACCTGGTCCTTTACGTAAATTAACGTTATAGCCTTCAATATAAGCAATTCCGTCTGTTACTGCTGTCGGTACTTCTGCTGGTTTAGATGGCTTTTCAGGTACAGAAACATCCACACTAGAATTATTGTATGCTCGTTGTACGTCTGCTCTAAATTGTGCTTCTGAAACTCCATGACTACGTAAGTAATCAAGTGGATCTTCATGATCTGTACCGCCAAGGTATTTAGTCACATCGTAGTGAGTCCATAATCCTTTTTCTACTGATAATCCACGGTCACGTAAGATTTTAGCTAGTAACTTAACGTATTTGTCATAGCTGCGTTTGAATTTTGTATAGTCCGCTGTTTCGCATAACTCTACATGTACAAATCGTTTATTAGCAGCAGGACCGCCACCATAAGCAATGTATTTTGTATCAGCAATTTGGATTGTTTCGTCCCAATCGACTGCATAATGAACAAACGCTGAACGCCATGTACGAGACTCATATTTTTGAATATTAATAGCTGGCGCTTCAGGAGTCGCAGTACTATGTGCTACAACCCCCTCATAAGCCCCTACTCCATAACGATATGGTTGTTTGGGTAAATCAGGAATAATAAGTGTTCTATCAGCAAAAGCGCTTGTTGCAACGGATAAAACTAAAATAACAGCAAAGACTACAGAAGAAATATGTTTTAATGTCTTTTTCATTTCACATCAGCATCCTTTTTTATAATTTTTGTGTGGTCGAATAATCCACTTGCTGACAACCCAATGATGATTCCTTGAAATACATTTGTTTTGATATCTCCACCCAAAAATAAAACGCCTAGCACAATGCCAAACGTTAAATTTAATAACGGAACGTATTTTGTTTGTAATCCAATTGTTTTTGCGATTTGTGAAAGACCAACTACAACTGCGATTATTACGCTTATTTCAATCATTACATGCCACCTCCTTTCAATAAGAAGGTTAGTGCTGCGCCAATAAGACCACCGACAATAAGTCGTAAAATCCAAGTTGTATTTGCACTAATTTTATCTAACTGTTTGTTGATATTGATAATGTCTTTTTCGTTACCTGTCGTTCGCATCTCTAAACTTTTAATTTCTAAACGAATATCCTTTATATCTTGCCTTATTTCTTGAACATCGTTTCTTACTTCTTGTAATCCTTCCACTTCAATCACCCCATCTCAAAATAAAAAGAGAAGCGAAATCGCCCCTCTTGATCTATGAATTGAATTTTTACTCAAAGCCGTATTTTATTCATAATAAAAAAGACCAGCTTATAACTACTCTGTAGGTTCCGTTTGACTAACTGTTGTGCTGCCTTCACCAGTTTCTCCTGGTGGTTCTTCAGTTATTGGCGGTGTAACTTGATCTGTCGGTTGCTCTGGCACAGTTACGGGTGGTTTTTCTGGCTCTTTCGATTCTTCTTTAACTGGGACAGGCACAACCTGTTTTACATCTATTCGAGAGAAAATATAATCACCAATTACGACTGTAATTGTATTATTATTGTTTAATTGCTCGTTTAGATAGATTGGATCATAATCATTTGTATTAATTTCAATTACTTTTCCAGCATTCGTGTGAACTTCTACCGTTTTAGCACCTTCCACATCAATAGTATTTAATGGAATAATACGTTTAACATCAATACGTTGGATAATGAAATCACCAATTAATACTGTGATTAAATCGTTGTCGTTTAGTTTCGTATTCAGTACTTCTGCGTTATATACCTCAGTCTGTACTTTATGTTTTAATCCGCCTTGTGTATGGATTTCGATTGTTTGCATATGTTATCAATCTCCTTCTATATTTTATGATTTATCTTAATACGTACCACCGCTTCTAGACTGGATAAACAGTCGCCCTGTAACAGTAGCATTTATTCTAGCTAAACTATTTGGAGTGATTTTGATTTCGACATAACGCCCACGTTGAAGTTTCCCCTCATCATCCTTCGCTAAATAAGGAATTAAATTTATATCTTGTCCGCGTATCGAATCAAACGGCAACTTATTCCCATCAACTTCAATCGTCACTTTTGATGGCGTTTCATATAATTCAAAAATACCAAACTCAATTTCGTGAGTATGATCTGGTAACGTTATATTATGCGTATGATTTGGTATATTAATGTCGTGCGTATGGTTAGGAATACTAATGCTATGCGTATGATTCGGTATATTAATACTGTGCGTATGGTTAGGTATTGATATGTCATGAGTATGATTTCCACTAGAACCATGTGTGTAGAAACTAGATCCCGTTCCTTTTGCATAAAATGAAGCCGCTGTATTCCTGCCTGGATCAGAAAAAGCTGTATATAATCCTATTGTTGATGGTTCAGCAGGAACAATTCCGCCACCATGAAACATTTTATGAACATGATCTCCCCCACTACTTGAAGCTTTAACCGTACCACCACCGGAACTACTTGCTTGCACAGAACTTCCACCTGATGAAGTCGAACCAACTGTACCACCACCGGAACTTGTTGAAGAAACATTCGCACCGCCAGCAGAAGTTGAAGCAACAACAGCTCCCCCACCTTTAATAGCTCGCTCATATGCTCTAAACCGTAATGTTTCAAATGTCAGTATCAGTTGATTCACATTCTTAACATCGTTAGGTATTTGAAACCTAATAACAGCCGGATGGTCCGGGTCGCAATTGTCTTGGAAAGGTTGACTATCAATATTAGTTGTCCCCTGGGAATACACTTCGTTGACTTTCTGTCGCTTCTCAATATCAGCTTGTATTGTCCCTAAATCCGTTACCTTATTTTCTAATACAAGCTTTACATCAAGAGGATTGCCGGTGACATCATCTTTTTGACGGTCCATTACTCGTAAATCAACATATATATTAAAATCTTCATCGAATAATCGAACTAGCTTGCCAGTCTCATACTTTTCTATTTTGTATGGATCGATCAATTCATAATCTATTGCATCAATTTCATACGTAACTTTTGGCATACACGCTTTTAATAACAGCGCTTTTGCTGATGCGTAAAGGGTTTTTGGGTCCTCGAATCGTCGATCTACCCAAATATAATCAAACCCATCATGTAACTCTCTGACAAAATCAGGAGCGTCTATATAAGGCAGACCATTATTCACACTTTTTATTGTAAGTTGGTTTACCCCTTCGCCATAACCAAGCGGATAAATCCTTGTCATGACATCTTTGGCTTCTACTTTCCGCTTAATACCCTTCATATTCTTTCGATAGCGAAGTTCACCTGTAATTTCATCAGAATATCGGACAAGATTTAAAGTCCAAGGATAGGAAGTATCGTCCCATGTCCATTGAAATTTTTCGTCAAATGGCTTCGGTATGCTATATAACGGACCTAATAATGTGTCTTCGTTTTCCCAACTATATTGAAAGTATTTTGTAAAATCACATCGACCAAGTTTCCAATGCTTTATTCTTTGCTTGCTAATGAGATACTCAATATTCTCTCTTGTGGTTAAATTAATTCTTTCATGATAACCAAAAAGCACGCTATCCATTAAAGTGGATAAAACGTGCTCACAGTCATAAGTTATTATTTTTTGACTTACTTCTCTTTCTTCCTCGCTATCCATAATGCGGAACATTCCAATGCGTTTACCATTATCAAAAATCTCCACATAATCAAATGTTTCGATTTCTTCTCGCTTAGGATCGGTAAAAGGTAATGAAAAACCCGCCGTCCAAAGTTCATTGAGTGGCGGGTTGTACTTTATGTTATATGCATTTTCAAGGTATGCCTTGAGTTGCATTTGTTTGTTGTATAATCTTAAATGTCTCAAGTGAACACCTCTTTTTTATTCTAAAGTATTTTCGCGGACAGTGTTGTACACTCTACCTGCGATAAGGTTCATACCCGCTTCATTCGGGTGTACACCATCAAACGTATATTTCGTATGGTTAGAATGATTTACACCTAAATTTGTTACATCAATCACTGTACAGTAGTATTGTTCTGCTATCATTCTAATTGCATCATTGTATTTCTTGTGGTCCTTGTATGTTTTTTGCTTTGCAAACGGTATTGTTAAACAATAAATTCTTGTATCTGGATACGCTGTTTGAATGCCATCTATGAGTCTTGCATAACAGTTAGCAAACGTTACATCATCATTAGGATCAATTACACCATTATAATTACCAATCTCAATATTACCTAATAAATCATTCATACCAAGTTCAACAAAAACAACGTCAGGTTTAATACCATCTTTTTCTAAACTTGCTACACGATGCAAGGCCCAACTCGCATTATCGTCGTTTCTCGTTTTCGTTACCCGTCTACCGCCCCAAGATTCATTTACAACAAGGTTGAATAAATTATGAGTTAGACCATACCACCAACATCTGTATGGAGGTCTTCTCGCCTCTGAGTAGTTACCATTGGGAACGTTCCCTTCAGGAATGTAACCTTCGTAAGTCGAAATACTGTCGCCAATGATACTTGCTGTATTTGTTTTACGGGTTTGATATCTATTGTTCATAATAAAAACTTTTGCTGTGAAATGAATATATCCTAAATAAAATACATTTGGTTCATTTCTCATATTAAGATAGTACTGTTGTTCTGATAAAAAGAACTTATCTAAATATGAGTTGTACCATAGAAACTGCCATGTCGGTATTGTACCGTTATTATCGATAAACGGTATCGAAATTTCTTTCGTTACATCTAAGTATTTAATGTTCTTATCACCTTTAATAATATAAAGATTACGAGGGATGATAATTTGATTTCTAGCAAAATCGGCATTTGGTAAAGATAACCCCCCATAATGACCCGTCGCATGAATTTCAGCTATATTGGTATTAACAGTATCATCAATGCTAATTGTTGAATAATTATTATCAAAGTGAACTAATCCTAAAAAACAATCATCTTCATTTTGTTGATATGTGTAAGATTCGGCTAGGCTCATAGTAAAGTAATTTTTTGAAATACGGTTATACCATACGTTTACACTAGATTCGTTAGAAGTGATTATTTTTTTACCAACCGGAAGGTTTGCACTCCAATTTGGGGCCTGAACTACTACACCAAATGCTTGTTTTACATCAAAGGTGATTGTTTTAGCTTTCCAATTGTAATCAATATTGACCTTTTCAGAAGAAGAATATAGAGACGCTGGGGTTACACCAGGCAAGGCAGAACTCATCTTATCATCTACTGTGATTGTAGAGTATTTACCAGAAAAATTCACATAACCTAAGAGACAATCATTCACATCGAGTTTATAAGTAAAACTCTCACTTAAACTCATTGTGAAAAACGATTTTGAAATACGGTTATACCAGATCGTGACACTTGTATCTGTAGATTCAATAACTTGTGTCCCTTGTGGTAAGTTTGTGGACCACCTATTAGAAATTAATAAAGTGCTAAATTCAGTTTTTGTATTAAATGTGACTTTTTTATTTGCCCAATCATATGAAACACTAACTTTACTTCCGTTAGAATATAATTTAGCAAAGTTCACACCAGATTTTTTTAAAGCTTCGTTCGCATTATCTATAGCTTGATTTATTTTTGGATACCCAACTCGTAAGGAGTCAGTAGGTAATAATTTAGGCGCATCAGCCATTTCCTTCACCACCTTATATATATTTAGCGCGGTATTTGAATGCAATGTTGATATTTAGGTCAGAACCGCCTATTTGTATTGCATTAGCGCCTGGCTTTAACTCTAGCTTTTCTAAATTTCCTTGTAATTGAAATAAAAAATTCTTACCATCCTTAATTGCTGCATATCGCTCTGCATCAATTACAAATGATGAATTAGTAAACGTCCCAAAAGAAAACCTCTCTCGATTTACTGTGAGTGTTAAAGAATTGGCATTTCCGGATATTTCTACAACCGGACGTACTACCTTTGACCCCATATTTTTTACACTTATATTTTGCGGTTCAGTCACAATATAAGAAGAATCACTACCACCAAGTGGAATATCTGACATAAATGGAACGTTATCTCCCCACAACACATCTTCTGTACTTTCTACAGTCGAATGTGCATAAGGATCATAAGATATTAAAGGCAATTCGAATTTTCCCATTCTAAAATAACGATCAATCGGAAGCGAACCGCTATATTGCGCTAAATAATATCTATCAGGTTCGTAATCATAAATTATTTTCACTACCTTCGGCTTACCGTAAGGGTCAATAAAAACAGCTACCATTTTTCTGATAGCTGCTGCCAATTCAAATCTATCTTCTTTCGGTTTAATAATTAAAGGTAAATTAAACTCTAAAGGATCTATGTCCGAACCAAAGTAATAAGCACCAGGACGACCGGGAATAGAAACAGTATAGTCGCGAATTGGTGGAGCTGCTGGATGTTGGAATCCTGGTAAAAGAGCTAATCCTAATTGTTTTAAAGGTTTTCCATCTATTGTTAAACTCACAGTTGTCCCACCCTTCTTCCTGATGTCTTCACATATTTCCCTAGTTCTACTGCTAATTTTTGTACATCCGCTTCTTCTCTAATTACGAATGTTGAACCTCTAAACATATCAGCAAAGTTATAGGAATCTGATTTACTAGCGTTTGTAGAGGAACCTCCATCCGTATTTGCTGCTGCATTACGGTTCATCGCTTGTGAACTACTAGCCATACTGTCATATACATTACTGATGACACTCTTCAAACCAGATAATTCTTTCATAGAATTAGCCATTGAATAACTCATATCACCTATTAATCGACTCATAGTGCCTGTAATGCCAAGGGACTTTTCGCTTGAGGATAAAGGTGTTACAGAAACACGATTACCTCTCTTAGTAAATAACTCTGGTCCAGCTTCACCAGCAATAAACGATCCGTCACCAAGAACATGTCCACCTGTCGCTAACATTGGGATTGTAGGGATATTCGGTTTGCTTCCGCCTGCAAACGGAACCCAATCCGGCATTTCTATACTGTTAATCCCTTCTATTAATCCATTAATCATTGAAATTACGGCATTTATCGGTGCTTTGGCAGCTGCTTTTATCCCATTAAAAACCCCATCAAAAATCTGTACTATTCCTTTCCAAGCTTTGTCCCAGTCTCCTGAGAAAACACCAGAAATGAAGTCGATAATTCCGTTTAAAATAGGTTTTAAAACTGTATCCCATACAACTCTGATACCATCAAATGCATCCGATACGACACTACCAATAGCGGAGAATACAAATTTAAAAGCTGGTAAAAGAACATTTTCGATAACTGATGAAATTTTTGAGAAAACAGGTGATAATATTTCATTCCAAACACGCTGGATAATCGCAAATGCATCTTGAACAATATCTTTGATAAGTGTGAATCCCTTATCAAATACCGGTTGCAAAGTCCCAACAATTACAGCTACCATTTGATCTATTGTAGGCTTGAAGTATTCATTGTATATGGCCATTATTTTATCGCCAAACAAAACCCATATAGCAATCAATCCCGCTATTGCTGCAACAACTAATGTTATTGGGCTTGTTAAAACAGCCATAACACCTGCGAAGGTTATAGCACCCGATGTGGCTAAGAATATTACTGGAGCAAGCGCTGCACAAATACCAACAAGTATACCAATTGCAACCGTTATGGCAGTAATTGCAGCCGCTAAAACTGGATGAGCTGAAATAAAACCAGCAAATGCAGACACAATATCTGCTACGGTGAGTAAAATTGGTTCAAGAGCTTCTTTTAAATCGTTCATCGCTTCTTTCAACTTGACCATCGGTGATGCGTCCGTTTTGCTTATGGATTGCTGTAAATCATCTATACCTTGTTTTAAGTCAGCTTGTTTTTGTTCGGTTTGTAAAATTGTATTTATGATTTTTTGACCTTGGTCTTCCCACATTGTCCCGAAAAGTTCTACACCAATCGCTTCTTTCAAATCCGCATCCTCGATTTGATCTAGCCATTTAACCATATCTACAAATGCTTGTTTACCTTCTTCCCCGCCTTTAGCAATAGCTTTGCCCCAACCTTCTAATTGAGCAAATATTTCTTGTACCGCTGCACTATCGGGTGGATTTTTCGCAAGTTCTAGTTTTTCTGCATTCATTTCTTTAAAAGATTCTAACTCAGCTCTATGTGATTCACGTACAGCGTCCATTTCATCACTTAAACGCTCGCTTAGCGCTTGTTTTCGTTCATTATGATTTTCCTTTAAAGCTGATAAATTCGCTTGATTTACTTCTCTTAATGAATCAAGTTGTGCTTTATTTGATTCACTAATAGCCTTTAAATTTTCTTGTTTATTTTGCTGAAAAGCTTCTTTTTGTTCTTGTTGTCGTTCTTTTAAAGCTTCCTTTTCATTGTTTATTTGCTCTTTAACTTGTTCTTTACGACTATCAATTTCTGACTTCAGCGCTTCTTTCTTTGCGTCAGATGCTTCTTTAATGCCGTCTTTTTCCTCTTTTAATCTATCAATTTGGCTTTTACGCTCTTCACGTATTTTATCCAAGCGCATTTTCTCTTCTAAATCTCGTAGAGCCTTGATTGCCGCCTGACGTTCTTCTTCATTTTTCGCTTTGCTTATTTTAACTTTTAAATCAGCACGTTTTTCAGCATTCTCACGATCTTTAAAATATTTATCTTCAGCTGCCGTTTTCGCATCCAAAGAATTAATTTGATCGTCAATCGATTTAAGACGATTGTATTTTTCCTCATCGATTAACTTCATACGTTCCATGTATTCTTTATCGATAAGTTTTATTTTCTGTTCAGAAGACTTTTCAAACGCTTTAACTTCCGCATCTAAGGATTTCTCAAGTGCTTTTTGTTGTCTATCATAATTCTTTGATGCCGCATCATATTCAGCGCTAAGTTTCTTTTCTAAATTTTTCTGTTGATTTTCATAACTTTTGGAAACCGCATTGTATTCAGCATCCAGACTTTTAGCTAATTCATTCTGTCTTCGACTATGACTTTTAGAAAGCGCCTTTTCTTGATCACTAAATGAGTTCGCAAGTGCTGCTTCTTGTTTAGCGAACCCTTTTTGCATCGCTGATATCTGTGCATCAGACATTTTCTCAGTATCATCTACAGCATCACGGACAGCATCCTTCATAGAATTGCTTAATCCGCGTGCCATTTCAACAGAACGAATACGTCCTTCTTTTAATCCATCTAATAAATTATCTACATTCCATGATTTTTCCTTAGCTGCACTTGCCATAATACTTTGTACTTCTTGTGCTGTATAACCAACTCGTCTTAGTTGCGCGCCATATTCAGCAATAATATCAAGTTGTCCTGGCGGGAATCCTATTTTCAATAGAGAATTAACCAACCCTAGCGCTTCTTCATTTGAAATTTCTAATTCGCTACCGACTTCATTTGTTTCTTGTATCAACTCTGTAAAGTCAATACCTGCATATGAATTAGCAACTACAGCGGCTCCCTTTACTACCGCCGCATTAGATTCATCAGACGCTTCTTTATTTAAGGACCATTGTAGACGTACACCTTCTAAAGCCTCTTCTGCATCACTGCCATAGGCTGTAACAGTTCTAACTGCTTCCTCTACAGTTCTTTTTGATGACTCTGGAACATCAAAAGTAATATCAATTTTCGTTTTTAACTCATTCATATCAAGAGACTGCTCAATAACTTCTTTGAGTCCTAGACCTGCACCTATTCCAGCTACTACGTTTTCTAACTCAACGCCTAATCCTTTAACACTTTCGCCCGCTTCTTCTGCTTCTTGGGAAAGTTGATTTAAGTCGTTTCTAATGTTTTGAATGGAATTACCATTATCAATAGAACGAAGCGCTTGTTGCAACTTTCCAATATCTGCTTCGGCTCCTAGCGCTTCTCTTCCAATTATCTCAATCGCTTGATCTAACTGCCTACTCGATGCCGTACCGTTTTTAATTGCATTTACAAGACGATTCCCTAATGCATCCGCAAAATCATCAACACTTTTACCTGTGGCACTAAATAAAGTCTCTAATTGTCTTGTTGAACTTGCTGCTTTTTCTTGCTCAGCCTTTAATCCTGCAAGACTGTTTTTGAATCCATTAAGTTGCCCTTCTGTAAATTCAATTTCACGCCTGAACGCCCGATATTGCTCTTCATTTATTGCGCCACTTTCAAATTGTGCTTGCACTTGCTGTTGAGCTGACTTTAAACTATCTAATTTCTTCGTTGTATTCTCGATTTGTTGAGTAAGCAATTGTTGCTTTTGCGCTAAAGCTTCCACGTTACCTGGATTGAATTTTAAGAGTCGTTCAATATCTTTTAGCTCTTTAGATAGTTCACTACTACGCTTGTTGACATCTTTCAAGGCGCTTTGAAGACCGGTTGTTTCTCCACCGATCTCTATCGTTATTCCCTTAATTCTTCCTGCCATGTTATCACCTCACTTACTTAGAAATTGTTAAAGTCATCTTGTGTAGCTGTTCTTGTATTTTCTTGTTCTTTCTTCGGATTTCGTAATTCTACATATTCATCGATATAATCCAAGCAATCACCTATTGTCATATCTTCTAAATCTTCTTTTGAGAGTTTGCATGAATAACAAAGAGCAAGGAATGTATCAACGGAAAAACCACTTTTTCCATCGTTACGTCCTTGCCCTTGTTCATCTTCTGTTATTTTTTTTTTGACTGAACCGTGCTTTTAATTAAGTCTTGAATTTCGGTGATAATTTCAGCAATCGGAAATTCTCCGAATGTATCCAGCCATGTTAATGGGTCTTGAACTTCTTTATTTGCTGTTTTTGCAAATGCCCATACTAAGTTATAAATAACTTCGAAATCTAATTTACTTAAATCAACCTGTGAGAGGTCAATATTATTTTGGTCGCCATCAGTTGAAATATATGAAGAAAGTACCCCTAAACTAAGGATATCCGCAAACATATCGCGTCTAAATTGCGATTTATAGCGAATAGCCGTACCAGCGGTACTTTTCAAAAAGACTGATTTTTCATCAATTACAATTGTTTTTTCCATCTAATTACGCCCCCACAACTTTTTCGTAAACTTTTGTATACCATGCATCATAAATGCCAGATGGAGTACCAACAGTTGTTGAAACTTTCACTTTTTGATTTTCTGGATGTTGTGCTGCAACGAATTTTAATTCAGTTGTATTAGGCTCTGTTTTGTCACTCTTTGTTGAAGAACCAGCGCCAGGTCGTGATACAGATACGTTGTATAGTAAATGTCGAGTCGCTTTTACATCACCATCAAATTCGAACATTAGGGCGATTTTCTTGATCTTTGCATTTGATACTTCAGTGATAACCTTGTCAGTTTCATCCAAAATTTCTCCTAACACTTCAGTGCGGAACGCTTCAGTCACTTTAGCGATATTCAATGTGCCTTCATACCCTTGGTTGCTTGATTCAGTGTAGTAATTGCTGTCATCCGCATAAAAATCAGATTGTTCACCTTTTGGCTCTAACTTCATTTCAACTGCACCAGGTAATTTACCTGGAGTTCCATACGTGATTTTCCCTGTCTCATCTTCAGTAATTACACTATAATGTACTTTCTTTAGGCCAAAAGTAACTTTATTTTCTGCCATTTATATCAACCTCGTTTCGTATATTTTTTGATACATTTTTTCAGATTCAATAAAAGTCCCATACGAGTCATAAGGAATCTCATGATCGTCTAGGACTTTTTCAAGTTTTGCTTCTGCACCTAAATCTTTTTTAGTTGTGTAAAGCTCAATATTTGCATCGTCTATCTTGTGATAAACCTTGTTATCAGCCATTAAATTCGCTGATCCATCCACAAGGATACAAATATAAGGTGGCGCTGGTACTGGCTTACCTGGCGTGGCTATGAAATGCGAATAAGCCACAGGATAACCTGTAGCTTCAAGAATTTTTGTTAGTTCACCTAATGTCATTATTCTAGCGCCCTTTCAATCCGTCTTGGTAATTCATTAATTACATACTCTTCAACTGGACGAATATGCACTTGAGCCGGGACACGTCCACCACCAGCCTTTGCATGACCATTTTCTAACAGATGCGTTAGTTGTCCTTTTGTATTGTGGACGACAACACTATTATCTTCTTTTTTCTTACGCCACCCTTTACGATAAGCACCTGTTTTTTTAGGACCACTTTGTCTTAATTTACTTACAGCAAGGTCGGCTACTTCTTCTTGTGCTGTTAGCAATTCTTCTTCTACAACATTTGCATACCTTTGTAATTCTCTAGCAAGTTCACTCGCAAAATCGTTCATACTAAACATGCTCCTTTGCGATAATAGTCAATGTTTGATACATTTCATCATCATTCATTGGCGGTTCGATAATGTCAAAGATACGACCATTCATTTTAATTCGCATTAATTCTGTAATACCTGTCGTATGAGGAATTACAAACCGATAAATTCGTGTAGACTGTGAAGCCGAAGCTTCAATGTATTCCGAACCTTTTACCGTTTTTATCATCGACCATGCCTTTTTTACTTCTTGCCAAATACCTGTTTCGACTTCTTGATTCAATTCATCTTTTATTACTTCAGGTTGTTCGATGATAATTCGATTTCTAAAATCACCTGTATTTAGTGGTTTTTTATACTGAAAGGGACGCATATTAATCACCTTCCAATTTAATTTCTTCTAATGCTTTATCGATACCTAAACTATTAATCTGACTTAAAAAATTCTTGTCAAAATACTCTAATGCATCGTTATAAACATAACGAGAGCGTTCAAAGACTAATTCTTTGAACTCCTCGTCATTATTTAAATCATAATCCCCACAAACCCTAAGTAACGCCTTATTAGACGTAGAAAGGATGCGCTTTAGGTTATCATCTTCCTCATCACCTAAGTGCATCCTCTCTTTAAACTCCTGTATAATTACATCTGAAATTACTGTATTCATTCACATCACCCTTGTGTCGGTGGCGTTACTTCCTCAATTTTCAATTCATAAACTTGTGCTGCATATTTATCTTTTGGTTTACCTGTAGCATATTGTTTAGCGATATAAAGTGTTGCATCCTCTAACGCTAACGTTTGATCAAACTTTTTAATTGGCTCCGTTCCACCCATTGCTGCAATATACTGCCCTTTAACAAAAAACAACACTTTCCCTTGAGGTACAAACACTGATTCTGTAGGTGTTGGATTAAATGGTAAGCTCGTTACATAAACCCCGGCTGCATTTAAAGTTGTTGCATTTGCTTGAATATCAAACGTGTCAAACGGATTCGTCACCATAACTACTTTCCCTGCAATATTCTTCGGCTTATCTGCATCCTTACCATCAGCTTTTAATTTTTTAGCAAGTAACTTAACAACATCTTTCAATTCATTAATTGTTTTACGACCAGGTTCAAAAGTTAAAGTTCCAGCGACTTTTTTATCTGGATATACCCCATTCGTAACACTTCCGCTAGGGTCTTTTAATAATCCAATAGGCTCATTTTTACCCGTACCAACTACAAATCCTCGCTCCAATCCAACTGCCATTGCTTCTGTAATCATTGTGCGAACATAACGTTCTACCCATACTGGACCTAAATTTAACATATCATTTGATAGTGGAATAAATGCTGTTAATTTCAGTTGCGTAATAGGTTCTTTTCGGAACGTAGCATTTAGTTGCCCTTGAATATCACCAAATAATGGTCCCCATACAGCTGCACCTTCTGGATCTCCATAGATAAGTTCTGTAACAGCTCCTAAATTTTCTAACCCAATATGCTCTAAGAATGGATGTCCACTTACTAAATCATCAAAGATTCGCTCTTGTGTTGTTTTAGGTAAAATCTCAGTATCTTTAAATCCGCCATCTTGCACAACTGCATTAAAGAACTTCATTTCCTCACTTGTTAATACATTGGAACCACGAGATTGCATAATAGAACGGTCTACCATAGATTCATTTACTTGATTTAAAATATCTACTCGCACATCTGTAGCAAGTGCCTCAATCATAGAATTCAACGCTGCTGATTGTTCTTCTGCTGTACCTTCCTGTGTCGCTTTCGCAAATGCTATTTTCTTCTCTTCAAAGTTATTAAATTTAATTACCATGTTTTATTTTCCCCCTAAAGTTAAAAAGAGCGTACTCAGATTCTGTTTTTTATTAACAGGCTCTTGAATAGGCTCTTTTGGATTTTGATTATTTGGTTGTTTCATATACTTCGCTACTAAATCTTCTTTGAAAATTTCTACAACTTCCTCTTCTTCATCTTCTTGTGTATCATCAATTTCAATTTCATCAGCAATTTCGTCAGCTAAACCAAGAGCAACCGCTTCCTCTGCTGTTAGCCAAGTTTCATCTTTTAAAAGTTGTTTTAGCTCTTCATCTGTTCCAACAAAACGCTTCTTATAAGATGCTGCTAAAGCTGAATCAATCTTTCGTAAATCTCGTGCTGTTTTTTCAAAAAGATCTGCATTTCCATATTCAAAGGTACTCGCTTGATGAATCATCATCATAGTATTACTAGGCATAATGATTTTATCACCTGCCATTGCAATTACCGATGCGGCACTAGCTGCCCAACCATCAATATGAACTATAATTTCTGCATTATGCTGCTTTAACTGATTGCAAATTGCTACACCATCAAATGCTGAACCCCCACCAGAATTTATATGAACATGAATTTTTTCTGCTTTAACATCTTGAATTTTCCTTCTTACAGCTTCAGCATTATTTTCACTAAACCATCCACCGATTGAACCGTAAACAGTTAATTTATATTCATTTTCACCTTTAGATTCAAAACGAATATCTCGTTTTAAATTTAGAAGCTTATTCATATTCACTTGCTCCATCATTCCTCACCTCCTTTTTCTCCATTCATTTGAGTATAGTTTTTTGTAATATAGTGTTTGTCCAAGTTCGGGTCATTTGAAGATTCATAGCCTCCTTCTAATCTAATTTCATTACCTGTAAAGGCACCAGAAGAAATTAGCTTATCAATGCTTGTTGCAAGATCAAAAATACTTTGATAAGAAATAGATTTAATTTCTATCCTTTGTCCTCCAAGATAATCTTTCATCTCAAAGAACTTCACATTTGATTCATCAGATAGTTTCTTTAATAAAGGATTTACAGTAAATAGCATGTAGTTTTTCGTTTGCTTCTCTACATCAGCCATTTCGCCATATATCAAAGCTATTGGAATACCAATTGCCGTAGCTACTTGATTTAAGAAACCATTTGTTACTTTATTGATTTCTTCCACACTCGGTCCATTAGCAGAACCGTTATATACTTCATCGTATTTTATACCTTTTTGTTGTGGCACAATAGCTATATCTTTCGTACCTATCGCCTTATACATGTTGTCTATGAATTCTTGTAACTTTGTTATTTGTTCCTCAGTTTTAGCACCGATCATATCCATGTCAACTGTTCCGCGAACTTGGTTTTTACGTTTTTGAGAGTTCAATATCCTACCGAACAAATCCCCATAATCTGCAAATAATCCATCAATCAGTGGAGATAATTTATCATTCCGATACTTCAAATGAATAACTTCGCTTTGCTTAAAACTTCTCTTAAACGTATAATCTTTTACTATTACATCGGTAAAAGTATCTTCAAAGACAGCATACTCATTATGTTGAAATCCATCTGCAATAAGTAAATCACCATCATCCGCTTGTATAACTAAACATTCATTATCATAAATAAGTTTACGAATAAATCTTTCCCAAAAGGTACTCGCGGTCATATTTTTGTTCGGTCTTACGTTTAATCGATAATAAAGCTCATTTTTCTCAAATACTTTACCATGTCTTACTCTGAATTCAGATTGACTAATTGTTCTTCCTAAAAATGATACACATGTATCAATTGCCAATCGTTTCATATGAACTCTGTTTGCCGTATCAGTAATTAAATCCAGATCAAACATAAATTCCAGCTCTTTATTTCTTTTAAATACAGAACCTAGCCAACCAATGATTATCACCCCCTTTTTAGAATTTGATATCGCTTAGTATGAAGTCGGTTGCTTCTTGTATCTCATCTGCTCGATAAAGAGCATGAACAAAACACTGAAATCCATCTGTTTTTCTACGAACAGGCTCTTTCTTTTCATATATTTTATTTCCATCACCTTTTATAACAACCAACACGTTTTGCGTATACCAACGCATTAGTGGATTATCATCAAATATAATTTGTTTATTCGCAAATGCCATTTCAATACGTGGAGCTAATAAACTATGAATTGCTTTTGGATTTCGTATTACTTCTATTTCAAACCCTTCCGCTATTAATAATGGTCTTATTGCTTCCATTCTGAAGTTATCAGCTATAATCTTTTTAACCCCATATTGTTCTCGCATTTCTACAAACCAATCAACAATATGCTGAGGATTAATAGTCGGTTCATCTACAACAGTTAGTAGTCCTTGCTCTTCCCACTCTTTTATAGGAGCAAATTTTTGCTTTTTAAATTCACCCGCTTTTTTAGAATATCCGTAATAGATATCAACAAATTCTTTTCGAACAAAGGAATGAGTTTTAAAAATGTATTCACCATTTTGTCTAAATAAAAGACCACATGCTGCAAAGTCTCGTATACTTGCAAAGTCTAATGCCCCTATGCATTCTTGAGCATATAAATCAGGAAATGGACGATTTGTAGCAAGAATTTCTGACCATTTCGCAACAGATCGTTCCAAATTTGTAACCGGCAAGTTCATTCGTTTTGTCATAAACTCTTCTCGGTTGCTTGGATCATCCTCTAAATCCTCGTATTCTTCTTTTATCGTTTCAAGTAATCCCTCAGCATACTCACTTAAAGGATGAGATAACATTGGATTCGCCATTTCCCAATTATCGATATCATCGACTTCTTTTTCGTCATTTAATTTACAAATGAACGGAAAAATAGCATTTGGACGGGCTTCACCATTTAAAACTTTCATTGCTTTTTCTTTTTGTTTATCTAGAAATCCGTCTCGTACATACCCGTCTGTACCAATGTAAAATTCACGTGGGTTTTTCTTTTTCCCTAAACCACTAATGTGGACTCGAACATCTTTATTGCTTTCATATTGATGTATTTCATCAAATACAACCGCGCCATCACGCAAACCATCTTTTGTATCTCCATTAGACGTTCTAAACTTCAATATACTTCCTGTTGCTTTAGAGACAGTTTGGGTTAATGTGGTTTTAAATGCTCGTTGCAATATTTCATTTCGTTTGACGCATTTATGAACTTCATCTGGACTGGTTTTCGCCTGCTCTTCACTATTTGCAACAACGGAAATGTTATACTCCGTGATACCATGCATTTCACTAATTAAAAAATGAATGATGACTGATATTAATCCGTTTTTACCGCCACCACGTCCGAGCATCCACAAGAATTTACGATAAAATACACGTCCGTTTTTCTTATAAAACAAAAAAACGAATGCTATTAAGAATTTCTGAAATGCTTGCAACGGGAAGTACCATTTCTCTCCAAAGCGGATACACTTCTCAATCATTTCATCATCAAAATACAAATCGTCTCTGTTTAAAACATATTTTTCTAGATAGTCAATTAACAGTTCTCTTTCTTTATTGAACTTTATTTTCCCACTCCTATAAAGCTCAATATATTCATCTACATACTTTTGCCTGATCATATTAAATCACTTGGACTGTATCCCGTATTAGAAGCACCCACTTTAGGAACGAATTTTATATCTCTTCCTAAAGCAATTAAAGAACTGTTAATTTTGTTCCTCTCACTTATAAGAGGGTGGGCTTTAACAAAAACTTGAGAACCATTTTTTACTGTTACAGATTCGCCTTCTTTATTAATGGTTTTATTTATTTTTCTAAATGCTTTGACCAGATCAATGTATCTTTCTACTTTTTCAACTTCGACTAAATCTGTGATATCAATACTATTCATGAGCTGTTCTTTTAACCTCACAATACTAACAGCCATCTCCCCACCCCCCCCTTACGTGCGTAAAATCGAAAAAAACCTGACAGTTAACCCCCTCCTCCGGTGCCCCTTATACGAGATTTTTCTCAAATCCTGAAAGGGGGGGATTAATACTGAATCATTTTCACCATTTTTCATCATGTTCCCATTTGTTCTGTTTCTTTTTGAATGTTCTTCCGTGTTCTTTATTATGGCAATCCACACAGACTGTTTCAAGATTTTCTATTTCTAATGCAAGCTCTGGATGATGTTCAAGTTCTTTTATATGATGGACAACGAGTTGTATCTTCTTACGCTTGGCACTCTCACTGTACTCATTGGTATCAATACGAACATGACCTTTGCGCTTACACTCTTGGCACTCATAGTTGTCACGCTTCTTTACTTGTTCGCGTATACTCTTCCACTCACCACCGTCATAGAACTTACGCTTCTGTTGTTTTGTTTTGTATTCTCTCATCGCTCTCCACCGATTTGCTTTCTTCTAAGAATGAGTCAATTAGCTTATTGCTTAAACTTATATCAGCTTCTTTCTTTTCGTTTGGTGTTGTGTTCCCAGATAATACATCACCCTGTTTAATAAATGACTGTAACTTTTCTAAAACAACTTACTCTTTAAGTTCTTCTTCAGTTACAGCAGAAAGAATTGTACCGATAGCAATTGCTTTCTCAAGCTTAGTTAATTTCGTATATTTCACTCCTTATTCTCAAGGAATTCATCTATCGCTTTACCTAACACACTAATAAGCGCTTCTCGTGTTTCCCTTGGTGTCATATCATCATTCATTATATTATGCATAGCAACAGCCTTCTCAAGTTTCTGTAGATCAATGTGTTCCTTCACCAATTCTACTCCGAGAATGTTATTGATTAACTTACCGATAATAACTGTTTGTTCTTGTTTTGTTAGTTTCATTTATCTCGCCCCTTTTCCTCCGTTATCAATCCAATTCCTTTACTTCTTTTGTTTTGAGGAATTGGATCATGATTACCAAACAAACTATAAATCCTGTACCATATCCAAGAAAATAACAAACCAATTCATACCCTCACCCCCTTATCTTTCCTTAACAACAAATAAGACGCTAAACAGATTCCAGCAACACCTACATTAACATAGTAGCTAGCCTGTAGGATGTGCACGATTCCCTTATTTACACATAGGATATTTAAGAATAAATTTGGAGGTTCGCATATGAATACCTATTTAAATAGTTACAATTTGCTCTACAGACAAAACGAAAAATTGATTAGTGATATTGAAAAGGCAATTAATGGTGAGTATAGTGCTATTAATTGTTATGCTAAACTTGCTAATTTAGCCACACACAATAATGAACGTAATCAGATCCTGGAAATCCGAAAAGATGAAATAAAGCATTTTCAACAATTCGTACAGATTTATGTCAGCTTAACTGGCCGTCAACCGCAACCAAAAATAACTGAAAATTGTCCAGATATTTATTTAAAAGGATTGGAATTCGCGCTTCAGGATGAGCAACATGCTGTTGATTTTTACTTAGAAATCTCAGATGATGCAACTGATCAATACATTAAAGAAATATTTCGTAGAGCAGCAGCAGATGAACAAAACCATGCTGTTTGGTTTCTATATTATTTTTTAAAAAGCAAGTAGATAAAAGATAATTTATAAATTTTATTCCTAGGAAGCATACTGCTAATCAAATCACCATTTTGTTCAAAATAAAGAGTCCACCGATTACGGCGGACTCTTTATGTAACTTCTTCAGTAAATTTTGTTCATAATATATAATACGTTTCTCTTTAGAATATGTGCTTGTGCCTAATTCCTTTTTAGTATCTTATTTGTACGCTTGCAAAATAAAAAGCACACGAATCGATGCTTTATCATTATTTCACATACACTACTTCTAAAAGGAGTATGTCACGAAGCTTTTGCATAGTTTTTCTATAAATCACAGCATTTAAAAAGTCCCATTACTCCTACTAATTTAAGCACTACAATATGATTAAATTTTAATATACATGCATATTATTAATTTCAAATTATAGATCATACATATATTTAATGAAATACTACACTTGATTCAGTAGCTAAACATAACATGTAGAAGGAAATTTAACTCTCTATAAAGAAATGAGATGGATCATTATGATAAGTCATTACTTTAACATCGAAAGGTCGATTGGCTCAGTTTACACACTCTCTGGAGCACAAGCGACACTTCATGCTGTTTATCATCATGCAATGCACCATATGCCGTACTATCATCCCATCATACAGTTTCATCCCCCAACCCACTCCATATATCAAGATATGTATCCAGCTGATTTTACAACAATTCCATTTGGCTCAACTTACTATTTATAAAAGGAAAGCACCCAAATCGTTGCTTTTTCACTTTTTCACACATACTACTTTGTAAAAGGAGTATGTCATGGAATCCCTAAAATATCTACTGACTATTTTCGTTTTAATTATATTTATATGGTTTTTGATTCACTCATAACTACAAAGTCTGATTATGGATTTTTAATGTACCGTCAATATGAAGCGTTTAGAATTCTAGAGTCAACATAGTGAGTTGTGTTTTCCGTCACTTCTCACTATACAACTATATCATGCTTAATCCAAAACAACCGGCACATTTGCGGCCAAAAAGCGGTCATAACTCTGCCACTTATTCTTTCTTCTTTAACTATCATTTTCTCTTATGTATTTATTTCTAATGACTTATCCATATCTTATATTTTGTGTAACTAGGCCAAACGCTATAGCCCTTGATATTCATGCTTTTATGCGATTTTCTTTTTTGAGTTACACATCACAATAAAAATGAATAACTGTATAGAATTAAAAGAAAAAAGTAATGATAAAATGTTAAACCTAGTCATTGTTTTATCCATCAATAAAAAATATAATAATTACATCATAACCTTCCTGTATCAATAGCCTAAAATACGAGAATTATTTCTACAGCTCTACAGCTCTTTTGTATATAAAAACAAAAAGAAACATTAATCAAAAAACTAATTAAGTTTTTCTAATTAATGTTCCCCCGTTAACTGGTAAAATTAACTTAGATAATAATCATCGTCCTCTATGGTATCTATTATTTCGAGTAACACTCTTGTCTTATAACAAGATTCAAGGTTATTACTAACTATCGATGAGATCCAAATAAAAATAGCAAAACAATAGGTGATTAAATTAATAACCTCTTCAAAACCATAAGACAGCGTTTCTTTAAAGAGCAAACTTTTCACCCCCCATAGAAATATACCCATTACCATCGATGTAATAAATTTAAGTAAAAATTCTATGTAAGACTCATTCTTATCTACTACTTTTAAATGCGCACGTAATAACTTTACCTTTTCTTTTCCTAACTTTAAAATTTGATTTCTAATTACTTTTAAATTATCTAAACTATCAGTTTTAGCCTCTCCTGCAAATATTGTATTCTCCAATTCGTAAAAACCCTTATATTTTCCTTCAACCCATTCTTGTAATGTTTTATACTTTACCCTTTTATTACGTACCAATCGCTTTCTTAAAATTGTACTATTCATACAATCATAATAAACCTTTAGCGTATATACACTAATGAACAATGAACCTACAAATTTACCTAATTTATCATTCACCAGTCCTAACAGACCACAAATAACAGTCCCTATTATAAAAGCTATTAAATAATAAAATATCCGTTTAATCACTAATACCCTTCTCCTTCATTAAACTTATTCCTTTTCAATTTACCTTAATGCTTAATAATTTTAGTTTCATTAAATTGAGTTAGCTTTACATTTCCATCATTTACAATGATAACAAAGATATCGCTAAATTACTATTTATAGATTTTTATTTATTAGTTGTATAGTAACCATTTCAATCTCGTGATTTTCTTAATTTCCCTTTACAAATTATAAATTCATCACTTCTCTCCTTTTACTTGGAAAATTGGCATAATGAAGATTAGAATAAAGTTGAAGCAGAAGGAGAAGTAAAAAATAAATAAAACAATGATTAGATTTTAAACCTAGTCATTGCTTTATCCATTGCATCCTGGTTTACTCCTATATATCTTAACGTTACCCGTTCACTTGAATGATTGAATATTTCCATTAGCAAGGCTATATTCTTTGTCTGCATGTACATATGATATCCAAATGTCTTACGTAATGTATGCGTTCCAATTTCATCTAAACCAAACTCTGCCGCTGTACTTCTAAGTATCTTATATGCCATGCTACGACCAATTGGTTTATTCTTCCCTTCTCGACTCTTAATTAAATACTCACTATCTTCTCTCTCTTCAATATACCAACGTAATTCTCTTTTTAACGCTGGAGTTAACTGGATGCGTTTTTGTTTCCCTGTCTTCTTTTCTCTCATGGAAATATGACTACCTTTCAAATCACCTATCTTCAATTTGAGAATGTCACTAATACGTAAACCTGTGTTAATTCCTATTACAAACAAAATAAAATTGCGTTCGCTGTTTTCTTTCAGATATTCTTTAATTTGTTGTATTCGCTCTGGATCCCGAATAGGTTGAACAAAATTCATAGGTTATCCCCACCATTCTGTTCTTCCGTCTCATATACTTCTAATCTAAGAGCAAAAGCAAGTTTATAAAAAGCATTAGATTTATTTCTTCTATATGTGCGTTCACTCATACCAATATCGTTATAAACCATATAATCAAAGACTTCCTCATCTTCCAAATATCGTTTTACAATGATGTCCCGTTGAGTTTTGCTAAATCGACTCAACGCTTTATCAATTTGAAAAGATAGACGGTGTAATTTCGCCTCTCTTTCGCTCATTGCGACATTTACTAAAGCAACATCTTCAGTTGGCTTTCCTATTATGTTTGTTGGACCATGATATCTTACCTCACAAGAAGCTGTAACCTTCATCTCATTTCTAATCATCCCAAATCGTCTATAAATACGCACATTTTCAAGAATCTCTTCTAAACGAGCTTGCGTTGCTCTTCGATTAATTTTAGGTAAGAAAGTTAATTGAGTCATATATATAAACACTCCTTGTCAATTATAATGAAATACAAAAAGCGGACACCAAACTACAGAGCAATACTGATAAAGCTCTTTATAGTTTGATGTCCGCTGGTTTTTCCAGTAGGACTAAACACTCGATTTCTATTGTACCATTTTTATCAAAACAGTCCTATTTCCAATTAAAATGATTTTTGGCTGTTTGTTCGAATACATATTATTAAAATTCAGAGGATTACCAAGTCAGAAAAAAGAGCCATTAAGTGTAACGCCTTTTTTACGAACTTTCCTTATCGAAAGAAACCTTTAGATATCATTCTTGCTCCCTTTAATAACACTTTCGGATTACGAGTTATTGCAAAAACAGCAATACCTGCTGAAACGGCCGCTGCTCCACCGCCAATCATTGCTAATCTAAGAGCATGATTTCTGTCCGCTTCAACTTCTTCACGCATCATTTCCAAAATGTCGCGTAAAATCCCATCGCAATGTCTTTTTTCTTCCAAAGTTTCTGCTTTTTTTAATTCTTCACTGTACACATCAATAAGATGGTATAATGCTTTAAAATATTTTTCTTCTGAAATTTCATGAAGTTTAGCAAAGTTTTTCAAAGCATCAATTAATGTCTGCGAAGAAACATTGCTCTCTTTAAAAAATTCTATTAATGTTTCCTCGCTAAATTTTCCTTTTGTAAACTTCATTAGTATTTTTTCAATATCTTTGTCAGTTAACTTTTCAGTGTTAATTCCCATTTTTTCTAACTCTTTTCTTAACTTATCATTACTCATAAATATTTCCCCTCCAATAAAAATCCCTTAATCCTATTTTAACAAAATATATATAATTATAAAATTTTTTCACCCTAATACTTCACCATAAATACACTTATTGCCCTCTATTACTCTAATACTTAATTTTTTATGTTGCCAATCCAATTCCCTTTCTTTAATGTTGATCACAAATTGGTTTCATTCCTAACGATCCTAACAAAAATAAAAATGCAGAAATCGAACTGCAGAGCAATATTACTAATACACTGCGGTTCGATTTCCACTGATTCTTTCAGTAGGATACTAATATATCCTTACCATTTTTTCTCACACTTCTAATCTTTCTAAGTAATTAACTATCCTCTTTATTGTTAAGCTAAAATTCATACACAATAACAATTTTTATAAATTTAATCTTATCGAATGTTCAGTGACTTTAAATCCGTGTTTTCTATAATACTTTTCTTGTCTTACTTTATTAGCCTCGTCTTCAAAATATCTATCCCCATATATACATAATATATCCCATCTTTTTGCTAGTTTAATTAAATTATCCATTGCAATAGCACCAAAACCTTTACTAGTGTTACCTCCAGTTTGAATGTCCACAATAAAAAATGACTTTTCTTTTGTTTTTAAATCAACAAAAAAGTTTATCTCACTCTTATTCCTGAGTTGTTTATAGCCTAAAGTTTTAATATAAACATCAAAACTCTCTTTTCCTGAAAAAGTAAGATTCTCTCCTACGTCATTTCGTATATAAACTATCACATAGTCATTAATTTTTTTATTGTACTCTATAGAAAGTATTTCATATTTATGCTCACTAATAATACTGGAAATGTTATTAATAATGTTTTCAGATTGTTCTTTTTTAATATCACTTAATTGTTTTTCTGTTTTTAACTTCGAATATGTATCTATCATATATTCATATAATCTCTTGTGTTTTCTCCCGAATAAATCAAACATAATCTGCCTCCTATTCAATTCATTTTTCTATGAATAGTCTAGACTATTTCTCCCTTTAATTCAAATAATGCAATATCTTAATGGACGTTCAACTTTTCTACAAAATAAATTGCCTTATTGCTGTATAATAAAATCAAAACAACTGTATCTTCCGCTCATCCATACGAGTTACTTTCCCACTTTTATATACAAATGATTGCTCGCCATAACCAGTTATTGGTGGCTCAATCTGATGGATCTTTCCATCTTTTACAATGTAAATCATATTTTGACTCAATGAAATTTCTGCTGTCATTTCTGTAAGATTTTCTTTTCTAATTCCCACCAAGACCACTCCCCTATGTTATAATTACTTTGTCGAAGCAAGTCGGGAGCAATCTCGGCTTTTTTGTTTGTCTACAAATATTGCACAACATTTTCTGGAACGAATAATTGTTCAAGTGATAAATGGAGCCGTATTGGAATCGGCTTTTTTTCATCTCTTGCTCGCTTACACATTTCTTCTGCTTCTTCCCAGACAAATTGCTTATCCTCCACTCGCTTATAACGCCAAATCCCAATTGCATAATCTTCAAATAGCTCATATCGCTCATCAGGCGCTGGCGTTGGTTTTAATTCATCAATCGCTTTGGCTTGACGTGGTATTTGCACAACCACATCTGTATACCGTAATTTTGAATTCAAACGGTGAATATGAGCTTTTTTAGGATCAAATGATACAACTGGTTCCACGTCAAATATTGTTAATTGCTTTGGCATTGTTTTTCCCCTCCAATACCTGCAAGCTTGCAATTACAATTCCTTCAAGCTGCATTAACGTTAGTTGATCTAATGTTTGTCCATTAATTTCAGTTAATCCTAATCCCAATAATTTACGAATGGTTATTAGTTTTCTACGTTCTGCTTCCTGACGTAACAACATAATTAAGCCTCCTGTTGATGATTGAACTTTCTTTCTAAATTTACAAACTTACTAAATTCTTTAATGAATGCTAGTTCAACAGCACCAACTGGACCATTTCGCTGTTTCGCTAAAATAATTTCCGTTATGTTTTTATTTTCTGTCTCGCGGTCATAGTAATCTTCACGATATAAGAATGCGATTAAATCCGCATCTTGCTCAATTTGACCATTTTCACGTAAATCTGATAGCAACGGTCTTTTATCTTGCCTACTTTCTACTGCACGACTTAACTGTGATAATGCAACAACACATACATTTAATTCTCTTGCCATCAGTTTTAACTTACGACTAATCTCACCTATTTCTTGCATGCGGTTCCCTCTATGCTTTGGATCCCCTACAATAAGCTGCAAATAATCAATTGCAATTAAAACCTTTTTCTCAGGGTACTTACGCTTTAGTTTCCTAGTTTTAGCGTAAATCTCTTGCATCGTGACATTTGCTTTATCGTAAATTTCTAATGGCAAATCATTAATTAATCCCATTGCTTGACTAATCTTTTCCCAATCCTTTAAATTACATAGCTTCTTAGGATTCTTTAATTTCGTAGCATCTATATTTCCAGTACTTGAGATCATTCTCTTTAGTAACTGTTCCTCCCCCATCTCGAGCGAGAAGATTCCTGTTGCTGTATGAGCACTTGCCGCATGAAAAGCAACGTTTAACATAAATGCCGTTTTCCCCATTGAAGGCCGGGCACCAACAATGATTAAATCACCTTCTTGTAACCCTGCTGTCATTCTGTCCAAATCGTCATAACCAGTTGTAATACCGGTTAAATCTCCTACATCAATTTGCATTTTTTTGTACAGATCAACAAGCGTATCTTTCAAGTTAAACTCATCTGAATAACCCGTTTCTTCAATGGCACTTAATTCATCAATTGATGTACTAATTGCACTCATGTCCCTATCTTGCTGAAGGCGGTTATATAAGTTACCAGCAACCTCTTGAGCATGTCTCATTTTCCAAGACTCTATGATTAACCCTTCGTGATACGAGAAATTTTTAGTGGTCGTAACAACTTCTGTTAGGTTTACAAAGAATTCAATTCCGCCAATTTGATGCATAAAGCTTTCATCGAATTTTCCAATGAGAGCAACAAGGTCTACGGGCACTTCAGCATCCTCCAGCTCTCTCATTGCTTTAAAAATCATTTGATGTGTCGGTAAGGAAAACTGCTTTATCTTTAGCTGACAATCTTTAATTAAATCGCCTTCTTGGATAATGCTACCTAAAACACTTTGTTCAGCTTCTACGTTACGAATCATATCGTTACTCATTGGGCCAACCACGCATTCTGTTGGTTAAGTACTGCAAGTTCTGCTTCTGTTGGGATGTTCTGCTCCCATGCTTGTTGCTGCTGTATTACGTTCTTAGTAGATTCCGATAAGCCTTTTTGTTGATAAGGAGCTTGAGTAATTTGTTGCCCTTTTGCTAATCGTTGAGCGCGAAATGCCTGATCAGCTGTTTCAACATCTGCTACTGTTTTCAATCCTTTAAGATGCCAATCTCGTAAAATTGTATTTACGTAAGACATGTTTCTCGTATTTTTCTCTAATGCAATCTCCATAGCTTTTACAACTAGCTCTGCATTTAAATCATCTATCCAAGCATGAATACCATCTGCGATAAAAGGTGTAATGAATCCGAAGTTTTGCTCGTAAAAAGAAATTGGATTAACCTCAACAACTTCTTCCGCACTCGCGCGTTTTTCTTGTTGTTGTTCTTTTTCTTCTTCTTTTTCTTTTTCTTCTTCCTTGCTAGGGTCTTGGAAAGCCCTTATAAGCCCCTCCAAACGGACTGATAAATACTCCTTAATACGAGGGATTTTGAAATCTTGTTCACGTTCTAATTGCAAACATGTTTCATAGAAATCAGCTAAAAAATCTTGGTCCTTCACAGATTGAATCTCTTTTAAAACACACTTTTCAATGTTTACATTTTTAATCGGATTGAATTTCAACCAGTTGATTAAGAACAACTCTTTTGTTTTTTGGTTGTAATTAATTTTTCCGTATTCTGCAAAACGTTCTAATAGCTTCATAACAGTTTCACGGTTATATCCTGTATCAGTTTCAATGATACGAAGTGGAAGCTCATAAATTCCTGATTGAGACGTCTTACTGTTTGTCATCAAATATAAGTAGAAATACTTCTCTTCCGGTGTAAGATCTAAAACAAATGAATCCTGCCAAAATGAAACATGTACTGGTCTATAAACTGCCATATTATTCATCCTCCCGTTTACATATCGCGAATCCGTCCTCTACACGTAATAAGCGATAATTCTTGTATCCTGTTTTGAGATATTGGTTTACTAAGTAATTTAGGTGTTGCTCTGATGTTGCTCGTTGAAACACTTTAGGATTCAGCAACACTCTATGTAATGACTTGTCTAAAAGCATGCAACACCCCCCGTTGTTATACGAATACTAATTTGATATAATTACTCCTAAGATCTTTTGCAAAACCATTTATCTATCACTCTGCCAAGTGATAGATTTTTTTATTTTCTACGTCTTACTAATGAGGCGTTAACTCCTCTTGCTCTTAAATCTTTAATCACTACCCGATAACTCATCGATGCCTCATGTTCCTCTTTTGTATCACGAAGCATTTTAAATTCCCTTATACATCGCTCCAGCTCTTCTTCCCAGAGATTTGATTCTTCGGTTGATTCTGCATTAAACATGTTATGAATACATTCACTCATACAGTTACGAAGTTTATTCGCAAATGAAAAATCTCCAGGAAGAACAAGATCATGAAGACGATTGTTTTTATCGTTCATGAATTACATCTCCTTTCTAATTAAACTAATGCTGTACGCATCGTTACAACCAGAAAGGAACATTGTAGAGGTATGGGAGGAACAATCCCTTTCTGGTCATAACGACAAGCACAACGCTTGTCCAGTTCCTTAAAAATATCCAAAAATCCATTATTTTGGTATAATCTTCCCTTAGAGGGAGGTGTAAAATATGGATATTAGAAGGTATAAATTTGATGCTGATAAAACCTTGTTAAAAGAGCTTTTAATCGATGGTTATTTAGCGGCACAGAATGCCCATAAATATATTTTTGAAAAGAAAACAAATGTATCTATGGCATATTTGACTGAAGCAAACACATTCTTTACTAATGCAAGAATTTTATATTCACAAAATCTGGATTTAGAATCTCTAGAGATTGACATGGAGACACTGTTCCACAGATTTAGGGTTTTCAATAACGAACTTTTAGAATGTGTTGCTACAGATCATAGCCATCAATGGACTGACATTGAATTCAATGCATTCAAAGATGAAATTCTAAAAGTTACCGAAATACATGATTTTATTACTAGCTTAGAAGTCTAATTTTCCAGCTTATTGATAGATCTTGTGAGTTCTGTCAAAGACTGTTCAAGATCTATCAACTTTCGAGATTACCATAATATTTCCTTACCTAACCAACTGTTTGGTTCTACAATCACTGTATTCATTTCTTCGTGTTGCTTATAAACCTTGTTCATTTCCCTTACTGCATTCTTTGAGTAATCCAAAATACACTCAACCTCCTTACCAACACCTTCCCCTGAACAACAAATTTTTAATTTTTCATCCTTCATAATTCTTCACCACTTTTCTATTTTTAATTAATACTGTACGCATCGTTACAACCAGAAAGGAACATTGTAGAGGTATGGGAGGAAAAATCCCTTTCTGGTCATAACGACAAGCACAGTGGCTTGTCCAAATGATTTATATAATGTTATAATTGCTTTACGATATTTTTCAGAGCTACTGTTGTCTAGGCGGTAGCTTTTTTATTTGCCCATTTATGTTTCAAAATAAATGATGCCTCAATAATTTTGATTCGAATCCCCAACAATTTCTTCTCTTGTTTTAACTCAACTGTTTTTGAATCCTCATTAAGTAATTCTGCTATTTTAATTTCACCGTTTAGTTTTGCATCATAGCGAATTAATTCCTTATATTCTCTTAGACTCGGTTTCTTATAATCTACTGTCATTTTCCTTCCTCCTTTACAGCACCTTTGTTAAATTCATTAAGCTATCCACCGATTGAATAATAACGTTTTCTGCCATAGCCTTTTGCAACCAACTTCTTTGTATTTGTTCCATAATGCCAAAATGAACTTGCTCAAGAGCTTGTACTACACATTGAGTAGCTTGGATTGTATCGAAGATTTCTTTTGCATGAACTGCGTATTCATGTTTCTGTTTTTCATCATGCTTCCATGCCCTTGTTGTAACTTGTAAGTTCATGATTTCCTTTGCTGCCGCAATCCCCTCTTCAGCCTGTTTAATGTAGTTCATCAGTTGTAAATTAACATCTTGAGTTAAGCGTGGATCTGTAGGCGGTAACCCAACACCATAAATATGTTTGATTGCTTGTTGATTCAACTTTGCTCCTGTTGCATGGCACCAATCCATCGCAAGTTCAAATTCTGGTTTAGAAAGTCCAGATTCAATACGGGTTAATCGTTCATGTGTAATACCAAGGTACTTAGATAGCCCTTTCTTCGTTTTCAGCTGAACATTGTCACAACATTCTCTAGCATTCTGTAATAATTCTCCTATTGCTGAATTGCAGTATATGCTTGTTCCCATATCTGTTCGCCTCCATATTTAGTTTTCAAATGGTTACAATGAACTTAGTACATATGTAACTTGTCTACTTTTCGTATAAAAAGAGAGGAACTATTCCTCAACGCTTTCTTTTTCTTGTATCTCTTTGATGATGGCCCAACCAGCCTTGTAATATGCTTGACGGATTTTATCAATATCCTTTTGTGATTTTGGCTCAGGAGCCACAACATGGACTTTCGTTTTCCCAAATTCATAAGTCGCCGCATATTCTTCTTGTTGGCTCATGGTGTCACCTCTTGAAGTGCTTTTTATATGTTTATGCGACTGATCTGTTGGTACTGCCATGTTAGTTGATGGCATTTTCTCACCCCTTAAAGAAACATTTTGTTTCCTTTTTAACTAAAAAAAAGATAATCAATTGTGGTTTTATAAAAATCAGCTATTCTTTTGGCCAATTCTAATGAAGGTGTCCTATCACCACGTTCGATTGCTCCTAGCATTTGAGGAGTGATTTCTAGTTTCCTTGCCACGACTAACCTTGATTGACCGCTTCTAAACTCAATCATTTTATTTCTTTTTTTATCCACTATTTCACCCCCTAAAGAAACATTTCGTTTCCTTATACTCCAAATATAAAGAAACAAAATGTTTCTGTCAACATTTATTAGAAACTTTTTGTTTCCTTTGTAGATTTAGAAACTAAACGTTTCTATAATTAAGAAAATACACCTATTCTTATTTAGTAAAGAAAGGAGGAAGAATTTATGCTTGGAAAAAAGATTTCGGAACTTAGGAAAAAGCAAAAATTAAGTCAATATGAACTTGCTGATCGCTTAGGTTTTTCAAGAGGAAAATTAGCTAATTATGAACAAGGTCAACGCGAGCCAGATTATGATACCTTAAAAAAAATTGCAGATTTTTTTGAAGTCTCAACAGATTATTTATTGGATAGGACAGAGAAAAAAGAAATGCTATCTAATGACTCAGCTAATTTATCTGTTAAAGAAGAACGTGATATCGCCAAAGACTTAGAGAAAACCTTAGCTGATTTAGAGAATAGTGAGGATGCCCTCATGTTTGATGGTGAACCTATCGATGAACATACAAAGGAAATGATTCGTATCTCTCTGGAAAATTCTATGCGCATGGCTAAACAACTTGCCAAGCAAAAATTCACTCCAAACAAGTATAAGAAATAATGAATGGAGCGAAAAATGAACATTAAACAATACGCACTACAAATTGCAGAAAAATACGGAACTACAAACCCATTCGAAATTGCTGGACGAAAAAATATTATAGTGTTGTTTGAAGACCTTGGGAATACTCTTGGTTTTTACAACACCTATAAACGCATTAAATTCATTCATATTAATAATAAAATCGACGAAATAATACAACAATTTGTTTGTGCACATGAGTTAGGACATGCTTTGCTTCACCCTAAAGCAAATACCCCCTTCTTGCGTAATCAAACATTCTTTTCAGTAAATCGTTTAGAGATTGAAGCAAATACATTTGCTGTAGAATTATTACTCACCGATGAAATAATCTCTGGTTATAAAGATACATACTTATCTCTCCATGAGATTGCAAAAATTCATGGGGTTCCAGAAGGATTCGCTCGTTTAAAAACATATACCAATTAAATAAGTATAAAACAAAATATTCGTATATTAGTTTTTTAAACACCAATAGAACTAACTTATAAAAATACTAATTAAAATAACTATGTTTTAATGAAGTCACTAAACAAGATTCATCACATCATTCTGGATGTTTTTATTTTCACAATACCCCCTCTAAAAATTACACTTGTACATAATATTACAAAATAATTATTCAATTACATCAAGAAGCAATAGAAACTACTCTTATTGTGATATTTAGGAGGAAAGTATTTTATTTATGGATATTCTCGAAATTTTAAAAGCGATCGGTCCATTTGTTGCAATAATTATCCCTTTAATAGCCCTTTTTTATAATATGTATTTCAAATTGAAAAACATTGAAGATTACGACAAAATTTTCATCAAAAAAGAAGAGGTACATAAAATCAATTTTATGAACTCCTTCTTTCAGTGTTTGCTATATATTTTTATTTTTTACTTATTCCCCTCTACAATTCTAGCAATAAGTTACCGGGGATATAATCCGGAAGATAATGCCTCACAATTCGATGGCTGGTCCGCATTATTTTTAGCGTTTATATTTGTTATATTTTCATTGTTTTTCTTTATTACTATCGTTATTAATTTATTTCCTGCCGAAAACAAAATTAAATATCGAAAAGTAAATGCGATAACCTCAAGTATTTCATTGATTAGTAGTATGGTTTTATATCCATTTATATTTTATGCTTTCATATTCGGTGACAAGGCTATAAGTTTACTATACTTTATTGTATGTTTACCTATCATACTAAGTATAATGACTCTTAATATATATAACTTTTACAATAACAAGATAGTTAACAACTATATCGTGGAAGTATTAGATAAAGACACATTACGCGGCCTGCATCTAATACACAGCCATATGATTCAAGACAATACAACTATCCTATCTGAAAAGAATACACCTATAGAGGAAGTCTTTTACCTCTGTAACTTCACTTCCAATGTGTACTTAAAATACACTAAAAATACTTTACATTTACCAGAAAAGAAAAATTAGGAGGAATTTCTTTATGACATTTAATATCAATTTTTTTGTAAAACCTACAGCTCAACCAAACATTATTGAAAACGATACTTTAAGAAATGCCCAAATTAATGCATATGTTGAAATTTTAAAGCATTTTTTATTAGAAAAATCTAAAGAGCACGCAGTAGTAGTTTTACCTACAGGTGCTGGGAAAACCGGCGTCATGGCAATCTCTCCTTTTGGTCTATCTAAAGGACGTGTTCTTATAATTACACCTCAATTAGTAATCAAAGATCACGTAGTTGATTCTCTGGACCCATCAGAAATCAACAATTTTTGGTTAAAGCATAAAATTTTCGATAAGTTCGAACATCTACCCAAAGTCGTGGAATATGACAAAGATACACATGACGAAGAATTGGAAAATAGTAATATTGTTATCTTAAACATCCATAAATTATCACCACAATACAAAAAGTCGCTTTTAAATAAAGTTGATAAAAACTTTTTCGATATGATTATTGTCGATGAAGCACACCATTCTCCAGCAAAAACATGGCAGCAAGCGTTAGATTATTTTAATGAGGCAAAAGTTCTAAAAGTTACAGGTACCCCATTTAGAACAGACAGAAAAGAAATACAAGGTAAGATGATTGTAAATTATCGTTTAGGACAAGCCATGCATGATGGAATTGTAAAAAACTTAAAGAATTTCGTATTACAACCAGAAAAAATTATGCTTACTCTAGATGATGACCCTTCAAAAACTTATACATTAGATCAATTACGTGAAGAAGGAATTAAAGAATCTGATTATATAACTCGTAGTGTAGCATTATCGGACGTTTGTAACCAACATATTATAGACTCCAGTATTGAGCATTTAAAACAAAAGAAAGCCGAAAGTGATGTTCCTCATAAAATCATTGCTGTTTGCTGTAGCATAGAACATGCTACAAGAGTCAAAGCTTTATATGAAAAAACTGGTCTTAGATCAGTAATTGTACATAGTAATTTAAAAAAACAAGAAAAAGAAACCGCGCTACGCATGATTGAAAGCCATCAAACAGACGTTGTAATTCATGTTGCAATGTTAGGTGAAGGTTATGATCACCCTTATTTATCAATTGCTGCTATATTCAGACCATATAGAAGTTTGGCACCATATTCGCAATTCATCGGGCGTATTTTAAGAAAAATACCTGAAACTGAAACAAAGAGCGCATCTGATAATATTGGGGTTGTAATTGCGCATGAAGAACTTGGGCTACAAGAGTTATGGGAAGAATACAAACAAGAAAAGGACTATGCTGCCCTACTAAATAGCGTAAAGCGTAATGAAAAACAAGAAAAAAGACTTGAGAGTGAGATAGCAAAACAAGACAAAGACATAGGAAAAGTTATTGCTGAAGGAGAAATCTACTTTAGTGAAGAATTCTATGAGTACACTATAGCTGCCCAAAAATATGAACAATATGAAAAAAATCTAAAAGATGAAATTGCTCAATTAAAAAAACAACTCCCACATGTAGCTGAGGAAGAACTAAGACGTCTTATTAGAAAAGACAGTCCAGAACTTGAATTCAATCCATTAATTAATAATCCTAAAAAATTCAGATTAAAATTACGTCAAGAATTTAATCAAAAGATTCAATATGATCTTCCTGCTACACTACTTCTCGACTTTGAACTTGAGGCACATGGAAATCAATTAACCAATTTACCGATTAAACAAAAATGGATATTGCAAAAAGAAAAAAATGATGCTATAATTTCTTATTTCTTAAACAACGAATGCAAACAAAAGTTTGGAGAAAGAAACAAATGGAATATTGATGATTACAAGCATGCAAATGTTTACCTTGAGCAAGCTGTAATACAACTTCGCAAAATGATTGAATCAATTATATGAGGTGGAAAAAATGATTAATCAATTAAGAGAAAAATTATGGAAAACTATTTATTTAAATCCCCTTTATCCTAATGATTTATTAGAAAATGCCAAAGACCCTGATTACCATGGTGTAAATTTTTCGGCATATAAAGGAGGCACTAAAGTAGATCTCGTATTCCAAGATTTAGGACAAATAATTAAAGCCACTTACTATTTTGACTCTAAAGATTTCTTACAAAAAGCCGTTATGTATGAATTTGAAAAAGAAAGCATTATATATGATCGAAATCTAGAAATCCAATCCATCATTGATAAAATAAAAACTGTTGCTCCACAAGAAGAGATTTTTGTAGCAATCTAA